GTTTCAGAATCTTTAACCTCAGAAGAAAATTCAACTTCAACATCAATGAATTCCTTTCCTTCGATAGTTATCTTATTTGCATTTACTATTTTATATTCAGTCATAATTGAATTAAAGTTTAATAATAAACATATACTACTGCGCCAGCACCTGTGATAGTAAGAGAAAGTCCTTCGTCAAGAACCTGACCTCCTTCAAAGCATAGTTCCTTAGTGTCGCCAGTAAGTGCAGCAATTTTACCAATATCTATACCAGCAGCTTGAGTTGCTCCATCAAAAATAATGACAGTTGCCGCAGCTGCAGCCCCAGCAACCAAAACAACTTTATAGATATTCTTAAAGCCCGCTAAGCTTGCATCTGCACTAGCTGTAACTTTTTTTACATTAGCCATAGATTTTAAAGACCTGTAGCGTGAACTCGATAAGCGACCTTTACTCTACAAGGTGAACCAGTGCTTCCGAACTCTCCAGCTCCGTTGTTGAATAGAACCAAAGCTGCATCAGCAACAGGAGTAATGTCAGTGGAAACCGCCTTGAATGTTCTGACTTGATCAGAAGTTGCATCAAGCAACCCTGTTGTTTCAAGCACAGTAGAAGCAACTGCTCCTGACCCATTTGTAAAACGAACTTCTAAGTTAGCAGCAGACTCAGTATAAGCGGCTACATAATCATAGATGAAAGTAGCGCTAATAAACTCTGTCAAATAACCAGCGCCAGGAGCTGCAACAAGAGTGATTGGGGTCGCTCGACACACTTTAAGTTGTGCAATAGAAATTGCAACTTCAGCATATTGGATGGTCGCTGGATGAAGATCATCTGATTGAACAGAATTTTCTAATCTATTGTAACCTGGAACATTTTGATCCAATGCAGGAAAGGATTTTCCTAATTTTGTTTGTGTTCTAGTAATCGGCATAAAATTTATTTATTGATTTTTAATCTCTCTGACTTATCGCTGCCCCGAGAGGGGCAGAGTAAATCAGCGAGTGACTTCACTTACAGACTAAGTAAGTGCAGTGTGTATCGCAAACGCTTGCTTCGCATTTCGAACTTCAAGAGTATATTGACCAGTAACCTGCGCCTTCCAGGAACGCCCTGTCTTCGCAAGGTCTTCAGCTCTCATAGAATCAGTTCTAAGAGGCATTAGACGAATCTTGTTAATATCTCCTACGATAGCTACGTCAGCAGGCATATTAGGATCAACCATCACATCCAACATAAAACCTAAGTCAGACATAAATTTATCAACCACATATCCTACAGTATTAGAGTCGTATGCACTTCGGCGGTATGATTGGTCAAAAGCAGAAATCTTTCTCTTTTGAGATCCACCAACAAGAACGAAGTTTGGATTACCTCCATCATCCCAGATTTGTTTACACATATCATTTAGAACAGCAGGAGTTAGAGCTTCACTTGTTGCGTTAGTGTTTCCACCAGACTGAGAAGAAAATTCTATAAGACCAGCCATTGTACGATACACAGTATCAGAACCTTGAGAAGCAGAACTAATACCATTGATTACAGTAGAATCCAACTCACGCATTATTTCCATCAATCGGCGAGCGATTTGGAAAGTAAATTCATCAGCTACACCTGCTTGCATAACTGCGCGCATAGTGTAAGAGATGTTTATTCCTTTCGTGAAAATTTGAGTGTAGTTAGAAACTTTAGTTCGGAGCTTTGTTTCATCAGCAGGAGCATCTTGTCCTTCCTGTTGAGGATGAGCAATAATTGTAATTGGATCATCAGTTCCAGCCGTTCCTGCCTCACCTGTTGTAGAACCATATCCACGAACAATAGTAAGAGCATCAGTAGAGATAGCAGTAACCTGCATCACTTCTGTTTTACCAACAACAGCCAACTTAAATATTGTTCCAATTCTAAACTTCAATCCATCACCAGCAAGCACATCAAGAGTAGTTTCACTACTATCAAGAGCTTCTGCACAAGTAGCAGTCATCACATTCAAACTATCTTCCATCCAGGAATGTTTGGTTTCAGTTGCTACACCTGAAATACCCAACTTACTAATAAACGCAGTATTATCCCTTCGGATTATTTCCGCGAGTTCATTTGAGAGATCTAAAAATTCACCATCCGCCATATCAAAACTTGATAGAGTGGTTGCACTAGCTAGAGCCATATATTAATTCTTTAATTAAACTTTTATAATAATCGACAAACTATTTTCCACCCATTTTCATCTTACTCATCCCAACCTTAATCATACTCGCGAGAGCATTTTCAGTATTTGGGATTTTCTTCGCCTCCTCATATTTAGAATCAAGTTCTACATTAGAGGGATTTGCTGCGCCTACTGGTGGGGTTGGTGGAGTGACCACAGGAGGGGTAACAACTGGCGGTTTAGATTTCGCAAGCAAGGCATCCAATTTCTCAGTGACAAGCTCAAGAGCATCTTCGGCATCCAAAGCATCAGGAGCTAATACAGGAAGAACGCCCAAAGGATTTGTAGATAACAAATTCCTTAAAGTGGAATCAGCATCGAATATTTCACGATACTTAGGATTCATAGCGATAGCCACCAATCCTTTTTCCGCCTTCCTGTCTTCCACGATACCTTTTTCGTCTAACTCATCCCTGGTGAGATTACCCGCACCATTATCTGCTGGTGGAGTTGTTGTATTTTTTGCAAAGGAATGTACTCCTCCTCTATTTAAGAGTTTTTCAAGTCTAGCCGATTTCTTGTCAGCCTGGGCTTGAAGATTGCGGGCAGTTTCAACCTCTGCTCCTTTTGCGATTAACGCTTCGTGTTCACTTTTAGTAAGGGTGATCACATCCTTATTGTCAGTGTTGGCTGGTGGTACAACTCTCGTTGGGTCAGTAACTGCTGGTTTTATTTCTTCACTCATAATAAACTTTTTAACTTTTAATTGCAAATCTTTTCTTCAAATGACGAGTAAGAATCCAAGATTTGTCAAGACTACTGCTTTTATAATACCACGATTAATTCCGTGCAACAATAGATGGGGATAACTTTGGTCTATTATTAATATAAGCCTGACCTTTTTTAATCTTCTCTGCTAATTTTTCTTTTGAGAAATCTGAGTAACCAAAATGATGGTAAACAAGGAAAGCATCAAGGCTTTTAACTCCACGGCTTGCAAGGAACTCCATTTGTTTTTCAAAGTAGAGTTCTTGTAGAGCTGGGGAATTAAGAAATTCTTTTGGCTCAACTAATCTTCCTAAAAATAGTTTAGATTTTTCTTTTAATTTATGAGTATTAATCTGGTACTTCCCGTAATCAGTAGTTCCATTTTTGTTCTTATTAATTACTTTGTATGGGTCTTTAGATACTCCTGATTCACGAAAAGCGATCTGCGTTTTAAGATTTTCAATAGAAGTTTGAGCTTTTTGTATTTCTTCTTCAGGCGCGTATGATGCTTCTGCTTTCTTTGGAGCAAGGAAATTAATCGGATTTGGAAATCTCTTTTTAAAATCCACATTAACATCCATTCTGCCTCGATCAATACTTTTCTTTATTTCTGATTTATCTTCAAATCCTCCAGTTGTAACGGCAGAATAAGTTGCTGATAAAATATCTTCTATAGTATTTATGACCCCTTGCCTAACTGATGTAGTGAGGATGCCTCCAGTTACCTGAGAAAATGGCATAGCAGGAATCATTGTTAAAATAATATTTTCTACTGCTGTTACGAAGCCTGTGAAGGAAGCACTGTCTTCAACCACCTTCCGATCAAAGGGTTCTCCTGTCTTCTGATTTATTTGTTCATCTTGAGAAATATATCCAAAATCTCTAGCTAGAGTATAAATGAATCCAAAAGGCAGACCTCCGATAAGTCCAGTATTTCCACCAAACAACTTGCCTCTAGTTACAGCATCAACAGATTTTCCAATTCCTTCAAAAGCAAAAGCATAGTTAAATATATTAGAACCCAATCCACGATTTCCATTTTTCCATTCCTGTCCTTCTTCTGTAGTTAGCCAAGCTGCTGTCTGCATCCAGTTATTCATTACCATCGCGCGCGTAGTTGGGTGTAAATTCCCAAGCCAATCAGCCGTTTGCATTATAGTCTTAGTTTGGAATCTTGCAGGAAACCAAATTGTATTTATTGTTTTGATTAGAGGCGAGGTTAAAACACCTGGCTTATAACCAAAAGTGGCTATCGCTGCCTCTTTCATGTTCTGCACCATCCAAGCATTATCATAGACCTTTTTACCATTGACCATCTTTGATGAAAGAGCTTCTTCAAAAGTCATACCAAATCTTCTGGCATAAGCATTCATCATATTCGTTCCAACTTTAACATTTGAAAATCTAATTAATCCTGAAATTATATTTGAATCCTGAAGTTTCTTATCAAAACCAAACTTTTGTTTTACCCACGCCATCCCCGTTTTTGTTTGATCAATAAGAGCTGCTGTTTCTAATTCATTTACCCCTCGATATAACAATTCACTAGGAGCGCTACTATCTTGTAATTGTTTCATATTCTCACCGAAAATTTCATCTATAAACCTAGACTCATCTGCCATTGTAGTAATTCTATTAGTATTAATGATGGGAGTTTTTAAATTCTTAAACAAACTTCCCAATCTATTTACATTCTTTACTAAGAATTCGCCACCTCGAAGGGTCAAAAGAGGATCAATGGATTTAGCCCAAAGACTGCCCCATACGACACTTTCTGCTGCCGATTGCAAACCGAACATTGGATTCCATTTGAATCTTCCCTTTGACTGCCATCTTAACATATTGTCATAAGTCTTACTTATTGGGTTGTTTTGAGTCTTTAAAAAATTAGATAAAGCCTCTCCCAAGCCAACAACAGAAGGGCTAGTAACCACACTTTCTCTAAGTATTTTATCTAAAATAATGGCATCTTTTTCAACTATTCCAAATTTAATTAAATCACCTTTTCTTAAATCAGACACAGCAAATTTAGTAGATTCAGGATGAGTAGAAGTCATAACTTTTCTTGCTCTGTCTAACCAACCATACAAAAGTTCTACTGGCATCTTTGACCCATTACCAACTAAAAATGTTTTGTTCTTCCCTAATGTATTAAATAAATTATTGGTGAATGATTCTTGAAAAGCGAAAGACTGAAACCCTATTGGTGTTCCTTCAGGAGATAGTCCAAGTTTATCAATCAATCTGCCGAGAATAGTTCTTTCTACAATTAGGCTTTCTTTGGGCGAAATACCACCTGGAAATTCCCCGCTAGAGGTTTTTCCTCCTGCGAATACCCCTCCTGTTGGTTGAACTCCTCCGCGAAGCGTTCCTCCTCCTGTTCCTCCTTTGATAAGTTCGTCATAATTAGCTTCAGTATAGACTCCAATTTTGTATCTGTCAAGACCAGAAGTAAGCTCAAATCCTTCTGCTTTAAGGATTTTACCAACCGCAGTAGAAATCTTCTGAAACTGAGAAGGGGTTAAACTATCAAATTCTTTTATGTTATAAGAAATAGATTCACCTGTTTTTTGGTTAAGAGTCATTCCTATTCCTTTCTCATTGGCAATTTTTTCAATCTTAAGAATATCTTCGTTTGTTAATTTCTTTTTAAAATTAAAAAACATACCCCAAGATCCCTCTTTTGAACCCTTGATTAATCTTTCTGCTGTGATAAAACTTTCTTGTGCATTATTTTTAGCAAAAGTAGCAAAAGAGCTAAGGGTTTGCTTAATATTGTTAGTTACTCCTTTCAACCAATAAGAAGGCTCAGGTGTCCCAAAATATAATCCGTGTGTTCCAGTTTCTAGTACACTGATTTCAGTAGCTCCATCGTCTAAAACTCCCAATAATTCCCCTTTTGTAGATTCTGTTACTTCTTGTAGTTTTTTTAGACCAGTATCTACTTTACCTTCAGTGAAAAGTTTTTCTCCTGTCGCCATTTTTTCAACCACCAATGGATTAGGATTTAATTTTTGAGCAGAAGTTATTCCAACCTGTATTTCCGTATTGCCAAATCTTCCAGTCATTTCTGATGCTTGAGAAATCGCTTTATTAGGTTGTCTTCCGATTCTATATCCACTACCCTCTAACTGATCAAGGAATTTCTTCTCGGCAATAGTTGTCTTACTAAAATTCACAGGAATCGTATCGTTTGAAAGATCCTCAATTACAGACTTCAACATTGAACGATCCCCCACTTCTATCTTGCTTCCAAATTTTTGTTTAATTCCTTCCCAGTGGATAGCAAAATCCCTACCAAATGCGCTAGTTAATTCTTCTACTACTTTTGTATTACTTAATTCTTTGGGAAGTTTATTTACAAAATCAATCATAGATTCTGTGTAGTGAGTAGGAAGTCGCTTCGTAAGAATATATTCCCCTCCATTTGCTTTTGAAAAATTCCTTCGGATCATATCCGTTCTAGCATAGTCAGCCAAATGCTTATTTCTATCAAGAGCAGAGAGAGAAGCGTACTCAGGATTATTTTCCACCCAATCTTGAATTGCTCTTATTCTGTTGGGAATCGTATCAGGCAATCCCTTTTCTATCACTTGCATAGAAGCCCATTCTTCAGTCATTCCAAACCCTTTCATGTCCTGCTTCACCGCATCACTACCATAGAGTTTCCCGACTGCTGATTTTTCTGTTTCACCAAAAACAGTTTCTTGAATTTTTTTACCTACCATAGAGTCCTTCCCAAAAATAGATAAAGGATTTATTCCCTTATCTAAAATTGAAAGTTTGGTAGCGTTTTCAGTAAGCCAAGTTCCAATATTGTTGGTAGCAACATCTTTAGCGATAACATTTATAACTTCATCAGTAAGCCCTGTATTTTTTAAAACAGTGCGAAGACCTGTTTCAAATGGAGCAGCAGAACCCAATTTAGCAGACTCAGACATCGCATTGCTAAGCACTCTACCTGATTGCGTTTTTAACAAAATTGGAATCCTTGTCTGCTTAAAAGCTCCCTCAACCAAAGCCTCAGTCGCTCCCGCCTTTAAAGCCGCGATTCTGGCAGCATCAAGCGCAGCTACTCGCGCACCACTCAATAAAAGATTTTTAGCCAAACCAAAAACAACAGTAGCATTTAAGGCTGTATTTAATGTGTTTGAATATGGTCTTTTCTCATACACTTCTTTATTAAAAGGATCTGTAAAAAATCCGTGGAGTATAGCTGGAACTAATTTTTTACCAGTATCGATAGGAGATGTAACCATATCTAAACCTACCCCAAGTAAAGCAGATGGAGCTAAAGCCATATTTTTTGCAAAATCACCCAAAGTTTCTTTATGATCAGGATCATTATTTAAAAAACCAGCATCATAAAATGGCTTCTGAAGTTTATAAGCAAAAGACTCATCTATCTCAGGTGTAGGCAACGCTGAAGTATTTGACTCTCGCGCGAGCCTTCTTTTCTCTGCTTGCTGGTCATCATATTGTCTTGGGTCAAATCCATTCATATTTTTAATTCATCCTAAAGAATCTTTGAGCTTTATCTACTACATCAGGGGCGGTTCGTGCAGGAGCGACATCGGGTTTATTTAATTTATTTTTTGCTCCAAAAAATGTATTAGCCAATATGTCCGTGCCTTTATCAAAACCTCCTTGAATCCAATTCATACCTTCTTCTTTTTTTACCTCAGCATCATACCCGACTTGTTCTTTATTAAAACCAGCAATTTTGACAGCCCTCTCACTCATTCCAGGATTTGAAGACAAAGGGTTCGCAATAACCCTAGTTGCAGTAAGCGGATTTATTCTAGGAATATTATTTGGATCAACAGACCCTACTGATTTCAAGGATTCAACAAAAGCCTTTCCTTCAGGGTCATCATCATTAAAAGAGTAAGTTTTATCATCATATCCTTGGTAGAAAAACTTACTTTTAGGATCTCCATTTTGATAAGTTTCTCCCGTAAAAGCTGTATATAATTTCCCCTTCTCAAAAGAAGCCCCACCACCAATACCAAGACCACTAAATTTATACTGTTCAGTGTTAGATAGCAGGATAGAACCCTTCCCCCCTTTAACCTTCTCGTTATCTCCTGAATATTTCTTGCCTCCAAAATATGAAATATTTTTTCCATCTATCTTTAATGTATTGATATGAATAGGGACACTAGCATTAGAAATATTAACAGTTGAATCTGTTTTGGTTTTGTCCGTAGTTCCATCAATCTTCATATCCGTTGGCGCAAAAGTAGCCCCTCGAATTGTTCCATCATTAGGGTCAGTATCGAGGAAATATCCAAAACCACTAAGTTCGCCAGTCTGCCCATTCTCAACAGAAGCAAGAGCGCTTCTCATTCTGTCTGCTTTTCTATTTAAATCAATTAAATAACTATCTATTTCAGAAGAATCTTTACTTGCCCTTCTTTGTTCTTCAGATGCCATAACTGTTTCCATCACCAACAAATCCAACTTACCAGAAGTATCTCTTAGAGCTGATTCGGGATCTCTAAAAGTTAAATCAAGCCCTTCGTCACGATCTCGATACCAAGCTCCTTGTTCTTTTAATTTCAGCGCAGCTAACGAACCAGCGATTTGCTGTTTAGTAGAAGCAAGCAACTCTGATTTATTTAGGTAGTCAGCCATTTTTTGCTGCACTCCCAAATCATCTGCATAAGGAGCAAGAATATTATCATTTACGTATTGATACACGTCAGGACTATCAACCTTGTTTCCTGTTGTGTGGTTTTTAATGTAAAGATCCGCAAGTTTTTTAGCTCGCGCAGCTCCACTTCCTCCTGCTACTCTTTCAAAATTTGATTGTGAAAATAGTGATGCCATAAATTAAAATCCTCTTAACTTTCTTAATAATGTCATATTCTGATCTGGGCTGCCAGTATAATTTGTAATTCCATTAGAAGCAGCCAGTTTCTTTCTATTACTATAAGAACCATCCTGACTAACTGAAGAAAGATAGTCTGCGACTGAAGCACCCTGATACCCCGTAGGTTTTACAGCAGGAGTTGTTGAGGCTGAATTGGGTGTTACTATAGAAGGGTCAAGAGCATTATCCCTAATATTGTTAGGGGCTGGCACAACGGGGGGAGCAACAACGGGAGGAGTTGCTATTGGAGGAGTGGCAGTCGGTGGAATAACAGCAGGAGGTTTAATTGTTGGATTTATTTCCTGTAACTTTTTAGAAGTAATACTTCCAACAATTCCATCTGATAATAATCCATTATTCGTTTGGTAAGCCTTCACTGCTTCTTGAGTTTTAGCTCCAAAGACTCCATCTTGTTGCAGCCCAAGTTTCTCCTGAAGTTTAACAACGTCTGCGCCAGTAGAACCAAATGCCAATTGTTTATTCTGAGGAATGTTTAATTTATTTTCAGTAGGTAAGGTTCCCGCAGAGGTGGGAGTTTCAGCTCCAGGAGTTGGGATGGGGAAATTTTCAGGTGTAAGATTTTTGGATGCAGCGCTCACAGCCCCTTGATTCTTTAAAGTAGCTCCCAAATTACTCAACTTAGTATTAAGATCAAATTTATAACCCTGCATATCAATTCCATATTTATTCTGAAAATCTTGTAAGTAAACATCTGCTTTCTGAAATTCCTCCACTTTTCCAGTCCCAGTCGTAAAATCAAGAATTCTTTTAGCGGTACTTTCAATAGCAGCTCCCAAGACTATTGATTTAAGATTAGTTATTTTATTCAAAAAAGGCTGAAACTCTGCTTTGCCCTCAAGAGAATCAAAGTCATTTTTTATAGTATCAAGCACAGTTGAATTCACAAACCCATCTCTTACGTTCGCAGCTTTGATCGTTTGTTCATAACCTGAAGTAATATCTCTTGAAAAATCTGAGAATATACCCTTCCCACTTCCAGCTAAATAGTTGTCGCGAGTCTGAGTCCAAAAGTCCTTAGCTGAATCATAAGATTGACCTTCTATCGTTATTGGATTACGCCCGTTGGATTTCCCTATTTCATCGTTAATTAGATTTACTTTATTGATAGCTCCAGCTCCTTTAAGATTGGCAGTGATTTCAATCTTATTCATTGAGTCTTCAATGTTAATTTTACTTAATTGTGATTCTAGGGAAGAAAGCGCTGAATCATATCCTGAAACTTCATCCTCATTATCACCCAATGAAGCTAAAGCCCTTCGTTCTTTGACTCTTTTTATCGCACTATTTAAAGTCATCTCTGTTTTGTCCTGTGTCGCGCGAGTAATCAAATTAGTAGTGATTGTATTTTCGTAATTTGTTACATCCTTTTCTGCCTCAACTAAAGATTTTTGGATTTCAGCTTTTAGTTCAGGGTCTGTAGTAGAGCCTAATTCTCTTTTAATAAAATCTAGTTGTTCTTTCGCCGTTATTCTACCTGCCGCCATATCTGAATAATTTTTATAATATGTAGATCGGTATTTTTCATAACGAATTAATTTTTTAGTTTCACCTATAGATACTTCGAGGGTTGCTTGTAAATCAGAATCAGGAAAAGAAGAAGTTTTTTCTTCATCTAATTGTTTCTGACGAAACGCCAATTGAGAAGCATAATCCATTTGCCCGTCAGCCACAGCTTTTTGGAAGCCAGCTTCTACCTTAGATGCTTGGGATGCCTTCTCACTTCGAGCAGCAGCAATAGCGCCATTCACTACTGCACTTAGGTCGTAACTTATAATTTTTATTCCAAGTTCTAGTGCCATAAATTTATTTCTTAGATGCTACTTTCGTTGATGCTCCAGCTCGACTAGCCATCGCGTTAATTGCTCCTTCTGGTGACATTCTTGGAGCTACTCCACCCGAAGCGGCTGGATTTTCTCCTGGCGCGTTATCAGATTCACTCGCGATTCCTGGAGGAGCGCCATTTACTCCACCCATTCCCATTCCAGTTACTGCCCCACCAGTAGCACCATTCATTTGCTGTATTCTTTCTGCTAATATTTGATGTAAAAGACCAGGTTGCTTAGCAATTTCTGTAGCCAAAATAGGGTCTTGAAGCTCCTCTTTCATCAGCTTTTGCTCCTCTGAAGGATTTGGTACTCCAACATTATGTTGAGTTGTTGTCAAGGATTGAAGTTTAGCTTGGAATTTATTTATTTCATCAGACACGCTTCTTAAAAGGACAGAGCTGATAAAGACATCTGTCTTATAGAATCCTTGAATAACCATCTTCGCATTTGGTATATGGTTTTGGACGTGGAACAAAATAGACTTGTTCACTCCTTTAAATGCCTGCACCCACCAGTCTTTTCGGAGAGAAATCTTGTTATTTACACCCTGCATTATAACGGACAGTGCGCGCCCCGTAGATTGGAGGACTTGATTGCCAGGATAAAGGACTTGGTTCATTCCTGAAAGACCGATTATATCGTTCTTCCTGTCGCCAATATACTGCTCCATAGCCATTGTTTGCCCAGATCGTGGCATAGCATTTAGTTCAGCATCATCTCCAAAACTATAAATAACTTTCTGTCCCGTACGAATCTCTGTCGGATTATCTAAATTCTTACCCCAATAAGTTGGTTGAGCAATTTCTTTTATAATATCTGCAAGATCAGAATTTCTTTCGTTGTATTCTTGTTGAGCATCTAATTCATTTTCTAAATCAGAAGTTCCTTTTGGTTCACCTGGAATATGAATATTAGGAACGTGATAGAGAGGAATAAATCCCCAGTCGTGTTTCACATACTCCACCACTTTACCATCGTTACCAAACATTAAAAGATATTCGGAGTCATCCCAGTATTCTTTGATAGTGACCATTGGGATTTTGGTTGATTCATACCCAGAAACATTATCTAAGTCTTGATCAGGATTAACTGTAAATTGTTTTGCTGCGATTTCTTTCTTAAAAAGTTTCTTAGCAACAGCTACAGAAATTCTGTAATGCTTAATAAAGCCAGCCATTTCATTGAAGTTGTCATCACGCCAAATAGGGCGAATTGTTTCAGGTCGCTCCACATTCCAATATTTAATTTTGTCTAAAACCTTATCTCCATTTTCATTTACTTTAAAATAAGGAATTGCTCCAAAAATAAAAGCATCTCCACAAATGGAGTCAGTTCTAGCAGCTCGTTGAAATACTAAAGGTAAGGCATTTTCTTCGTGAACTTGATTTAATATTTTTGTTCTACCTTCTGCGAGGGCGCGAGCGATAGGATCATCTACCCTTGTTGGAGGTGAGGACATTTGAGGAGGTTCGTTAGTCAAGAAGGCAGTCATATTTTCAACTATTGTGAAACAATAATTGTAAGTACGCATAGTACCACCACCATCTTTTTTAAAGCTCCACTGTTGTCCTTTGTAAAATTCTCGTAAAACTTTATAGCCCGAATAAACACCATCACCATTTACTCTACCATTCCAGTCTTCGCGCATAACAGCTTCTAGTTCTAAAATTTCTGCACGAAGCTCCACTGCACGTTCGGATGTCGGATTTTCTACTTGATCTTTTTTAAAAAGCGTGAGGAATCCCATATTATTTATTTATATTTTATTTATTAAAAATTCTTACTCAAACTCCCCCTCCGACCACTAATATTTCCTATTTGATTATTATAACTTGCTAAAGTATTTATTTCTACTGCCTTTCCTCCGCGTGCAATTTTTTTTACTATATAAGACACACCCATCATTAAGCACATTACGAAATCTTGCTGCAACTTTTTATCATCCAAATGATAATTCCCCAGCTGAGTATTTAGGTCATCTATATAATACGACCTAATATTGCCATAGTCAAGGTTTCTCTCTACTACCGCGCCATCAATTTCTGAAACCTCATAATTTCTACCCGCCCCAATTTCTCTACGAAGAATAAAAAGGGCTTCATCTTTCTCAATATCGAATCCTTTTGGTTTTAATTGATTGAGCATCTTTTTAATTACAACGCCTCCCAAAGCCTGCGCATCCATCACAAACTTAGGGGCGTGAGTGGTCACTCCATCGTCTTCTTCCCAAGAATACCCTTCATACAGCGTACGCAATAGGGCAAACTGCATCTGGGGCGATCCCCCTTGTATCTTTTCGTGATTAACAAGATAGATTTTTCCTGCTATAGAATAATTAGTATAATCAAGCACCATAAAGACAGACTCATCTCCTGTATCAGACATCCCCCAGTCAGAAATAAGAAGGTAAAGATTGCCCTTTTTGCAGGAGATCTTGCTCCCTAAGCGCCAGAGGTTATCCACTTCTGCACTTTCAAAGAATCTTTTTCCTCCTGAAATAAAATCTCCGAATACCACCTGACGATATTTCTGTTTGTCCGTTGCTAAAAGTTCTGCCTTGATTTTATTTCTCTGATGCTCAGGAATAAATTCATTATCATCAAGCGTAGCGTTGAGCGCCCACCACCCTTCCTTCCCCGCCAATCCAAGTTTGCAAATACGAAAATAATATTGATGAGAAGGAGAATCGACTTCAGGAGTAGCAATTAAATCTAGTCCTACTCCATACTTAATTAAACGAGAAAGAATTTTTGCTCCAAGCTCACTCTGTAAATGGTGTGACTGAGAACATTCATCGTAGGAAATATATCCGAACTGTCCTCCCGCAAGAGAGGATGCTTGGTCTTGTCCTGTTGGTACAGAATAAAAGATGCTCTTATTAAAGAATTTAATCTCACCTAAATTAACATTGTCGCCAGTAATAAAATCTTTGACTAAAGGTGACAACTTGTTTAATCTTTTCTTTCCATTTTTATCATTGATCACAAATCTTTCTTCAAGAATTTCTTTTACATAGGCATAGCACTGCTTGACCTGACGACTGTGAGGAGAAATATTTAGAGTCGCGTAATAAGTTTTATCAATCATAGAATCATCTAGTTCAAGACCAATTTTATAGTAGCACATCCAAATATGTTTGATGGCAATCAGGACTGTCTTGCCAACCTGATTACTTGGGAACGCAATATTCTTTCCAAAGGTCATACCTCCAATTTCCTCAACCCCCTCCATTCCAAAAACTTCTTGCCAAATTGCGCGCGGGGTAGTAGTTCTTGTTAGAAATTTCTTCTGAAAAGCATTAAGGGGCATACCTAAGACTTCTTCAGCAAAGACAAGTACATCATTACGCCCTCTTACATTTAATTCTAAGAGTGCAATAAAAGCCTCCTTTACCTCATTGGGTAAAGTAGAAATCATAAAACTATTAATTGGATCAGCTTTGAACATTGTTTTCTGTTGTTGGGGTTACTATCGAACCTTTTAATATTGCAATAGTTTCAGGAGATATTGTGCCAGAACTTGCTTGGCGAAGAAGATCCATCAAGAAGCCAGCGTTCTCTCGTTGATTTGCGCTCGCCTTTAATTTCAATCCTTCCTTACCTTGAACAAGTTTGGTGACGTGAGTCATCACATTTAAGATATAAGTTCTGCGTTTCATTAATTCATCTGGCGTGAATATTTCTTCCAGCTCCTGATCTTTCTTTAAAATCCTTGCTGCATCATTTATCAGCTCTCCTGCCAAAGTTTTAGTCCCAAGCTCAAGATCTGACTCACTAGGAGCTTCTTCTTCCACAAACTTAACGACCCTTTTGTCAGGAGCGCCTCCGTGTTTCTCATTATAAAGCTGATCACTTATGTCTAAGTCCCACTTCCTACGCCACATTTGATACTGATTAGGGAAAGGGCAGAAAGTTTCAGGATCAATCACGTCTTGGAACTCAGTAATTATTTTAATAGAGCTGTACTTTTGCTTCGTCTTCTTTTTAATCTCGTAATAGAATTTTTTAAATTGAGGAATCAGATCTCTAATTTCTCCAATCTTCTGAAAGTGTCCTAGCTTAGATGCGTACATTAAAGTATTAAATCCATAAACAGATGTTTTACTTGGAGTTGGAGGAACAATGTAATCCTTCTTTTTTATATTAGTTTTAATTCCCATATACTTGACATCATACCCCCGATGTTCTTGAATAGCAATCAATAGCTATGGTTATCCACTTATTAATCACTTATCCACAGGGTTATCCCCAGTTCCTCTTTGACTTCTTTTTAAGATGGGAATATATTTATGGGATGAGAGACTTTAAAAGTTATTATGTTAATATCTTTTCCACAGCCGAGATGCTTGACATTTCTTCTGTTGGGGTAGATACTAACTTGTGTCTTGTAAAGACTTTCATCCAATCAGCCGCGCGCTCGTAAGAGTTCGCGGTTTTTTGGTCGTTTTTAAGCACACGCACTTGATATGAGCATTATAAATACAACTCCAAAGCATCGCGATCAAGACAATTGCCCTGCTTGTAACCATAAAACTGGAGGGAAACTTATACTGCGAGTATCTAAATTCCGTTCTGGTAATGGTTCAATCCTCTTTTACCTTACCTGCTCTAGTTGTAAATACACAACAACAAGCTGGCTAACCAAAGAGAATGATTTTCCATTAAAAGAACGGAATAAGATAGCAAAAGCACTGTGGTTACAGGCAAAACGCACCAATGTCCCTGTATAAGTCCACGGGAATATAATGATAGACAAAATGGGTAGGTAGGAAGATCCATTGTGTAAATCTAAGAGATCTTGTAAGTCATTTCGCTCAGAAAGCGCGAATCAAAAGAGCTAGGAGGGAGATATTCATAACAGGGCTTCCGTGAATATCATTCTAAATCATCCACCTAGCAAGCACCGAAGCAACATAAGAACCTCATTGTCTGATTAATAGAAATAACATCAGACTCAAACGCTTCGACCCCGAAAGGCTAATAGCACGATGAGATAAGACTCTTAGAAAAATCCATTTTGTTTTAAAACGTTACTTCGGTAATAGGCTTTTCTATGCCATCTCACCCTCAAGGCTTCAGCACTAAATGGGGAAAAATTAGTTAGGGGGTTATCAGGCAGAGTTAAATGAAAAATAAGAAAAGTTTAATTCTAAATTAGGTTGGGGTAAAGAAACTAGTTTTGTGTAGGATTTAATAATTAGGTTGGGGTGTCCCACTACAGTATTCTAAAAGTATTTCACAAACACCCACTACCTAATTATGGATTCTGGTAATGGGTAGAGAGTAAAGATAGTATGGATATATATAATGGATAAAGATAGTAAGATAGAAAGATAGTAAGAGAGAGAGAGAGTAAGAAAGATAGAGAGTGTAAGAGAGAGAGTAAGATACACCTCTACTTTAATCTATTATAATCCAATACACCTCTTACATAATCTATTATAATACTAGTAATATAATACTAGTACTTTAACCATAG